TTCTCCTTATACTGAAACAATGTCATCAGGGTTCAAAATAGTGGCTATAACTTCATCATCATTTAAAATTCTGACTTCGCTTTCATCAGCCAACCTAAACCTAGAACCTGCATATCTACCAATTAATATCCACTGTCCTTGTTCACACCAAGGTTTTGCGAACCTTTTAGTGTCTTTATAACAATCAGGACCCATGGCTACTACATAGGCAACAACAGTTGCTAGGGTTTCTCTATCAATGGTTTCCTTTACCAACTGGATTCCACCTTCTGATACTCCTTTACCTTTATAAGGGAGTACCAACATGCGCCAACCAGTTGGTTGAGGCATCCTTTCAAGAATACTTTTATCTAATAAACTGGGGTCTAAAACTCTGTTGTCCTCTTCAACAAAAGCTTTGTCTAAGTTAATAGTTTCCTCTTCTATCTTCTCATCAACTTTTTTCTCTGCTTCACTATTCATTCAAATCTCCTTTTTCATGTAAGTGTTCTTTTATCTTATTATGAATATAGGATAATGCAGATATTTCACCCATTAAAAATTGATATTTTTCCATATCTTTAATGCCACCTGACATTAAGATATCCTTAATTTGCTCCTCTCTTTGATTTAAGTCTTTACGGAGAGCATGAATAAAATCATACCTATCCATATTTTAAAATATGCCGTTAAACTTATTGCCTCGTAATGCAGCTCCTTTACCTCTGCTTACTCCTTTGCCATAACCCGGTTTATGTGCTGTGTCCACTTTTACCTTTTTTGGTTGCGACAAGGCAATGCTTCCTTGACCTTTTATTGTGATGGAAGTTTTTGCTTTCATAGTTACTCCTTATTTGGTTTTCTTTTTAGTAGTTTTTTTGGCTACTGTTTTCTTCTTTGCTGTTGTTTTTTTCTTTGCAACAGTCTTTTTAGCTTTTTTCTTTGGTGCCTTACCACCCTCCCATGCTTCATTAACATCAGGAGTAGATAGGTCGTCTGCTATATAATGACCTTTATCGTCTCTAGCTCTTTTTGCATCTTCAACCACTGGTGCAATTTCTTCAACCTTTGGTGCTTCTGCTGCTTTTATTTCAGCTTTTTTCTGTTTTATTTGTGCTACTATTTTTTCGTTAATTGAACTTGTCATTTATTCATCCTCGCTTGTAAGTCTATTAGTTTTAACTCAGCTTGTTGCTGTAGTCTTTGTTTGGCAATATCATTTTTTTCATTACCAATTAAAGCTTGTTGGTCAGCTTTTTGTTGTTGTAATTGAAGCTCAGTACCGCTTTCCATGGCATCTTGTTGTTCTTTAGCCATAAATTGTTGGTTCTTCATTTCAATTTCTTTGTCACGCAATCCAAGTTCTTGTTGTCTTATTGCAACAAGTGGGTCGTCTTGCTGTGGTGGTTGTACTGAAGTTAAAAATTCATTGGATAATTGAGCAAGAATAGGAGAGCTAAAGCTTTCTATAATTCCCTGTATTTGCTGTTGCATGCCTGCTTGCGTTTGTGGGTCTGCCTGTTGTGCTTGTTGCAACATACCTTGTATCTGTTGTTGTACTTCAGGTGGCATTTGTTGTTCAGCCATTTGATTAGCCATAAATTGTAAATGCTGCATTACATGAGCAATAATTACAGATTGAAGCTGTGGATTCATCATAACAGCTTGTGTTAAAAATAGTGTTTTATGTGCCTCTACATGTGCTTCATGGTTCTGCTCAGGAAACGCCTGTTGTGGTATTCCTTGCAATAATCCACTATTTTCTATACCTGCATCAACAGGTTTTGGTGTATTGTCAGCAGGCGGCATAAGTAAAGTTTCTATATTATCCACGCCCAAGGCTGCATACATTCTTCTGTAAGCCTCATAAATACCCTGTGGACCATGTAATTCAGGGTTTGATTGAACCATTGTTAATAGCTCTTGAGCCATAATAACTCTTTGGCTCATAGAGAAAATGTTAGGGTCTGATACCGGTATTACGTCTACTCTGTTATCAAAATCTTCTACTTTTACTTCTTTAGAGCCGCTTCCTGTTTCGTATGGATAGACAGGTGGTAAAAACTCTTGGAAGATTCTTGCTAATATTTTAAATTCATTTTTTTGTGCATAGTGCAATCTTTTATGTATAGCACTCATTACCTTGGTGCCTTTTTCTAAAAGAGCTACTGTCGTTCCAACAGGCATTGCTGCATTACTATCACCGATATTCATATCAGCTATAGCTGCAAATCTTTTGCCTGAATCTACTAATAAACCAAGTAAGCTAAATAAAACATTGCTTGGCTCTTTGTAAGGTAATGGCATTAAAGAATCTCTTAATGCTCCGCCGGGTGCATCTACATCTCTAAACTCTCCCGGCTGTAAGGGTGAGGCTTCGTCTCTTATTCTAATTCCTCTTGCTTTAAAACCTGCAGGCAGGTTGCTTAATGTTCCTGCATCTATTAACTGTCTTAATATTGATGTAGAGGCTTTAGATAAGCCACCAATCATGTGTGATAAACCTAGTCCGTAAAAACCAAGTCCCGGTAAAAACTTGTATTGTACAAAATAATTTATTTTGTTTCTGTATACGTCTTCAGGCACATAGTTTCTTCTAATAGACAATATTTGTTGCGATGAGTCATCTATAGTAATGATATAAGGTATTTTTAAACCAGTCGGCTCACCCATATCATCAACATCCTCAAACCCCTCTATTTCTGCAACAGTGTGTATTTCGTATATTCTTCTTTGTTCATCATCACTGTAATCAGGCTCAACACCTTGTATTTTGTCTATTTCTTTGTCTATGTTATCTCTAATTACAGACTCGTTATCATTTAAGTCTACATCAGCATAAAATCCTGATAACTGCATTTTTCTTACTTCATTGTTGCTCATAGAGACTACATGAGTAACTCTTTCTGCTGATAATAAGTCTGTTGCGTTATAAGGTACAAGCAAATCTTCTGCAGGAATAAACTTGGACATAGGCCTATTTTTGGCTGCATCGTAATACACTTTCTTAAAAGCACTACCTGATAACGGTAGATAGAACAACAATTGGTCTAAATCAGGGTCATACTCAGGCATCTCATTCATGATGTAATAATTCATAAATTCACACACTCTTTCAGACTGCATTTCTCTTTCAGCATCTCTTCTGCCTACTATTTGTGTTTTTATTGGGCCTTGTGCAGGTAATAGCTCTTTATAAGCTTGTGCTTGAAACTGTGTTACTGCTTCAGATAATATTGGATGTATGACACCACTAGAGCCTTCAAACGGCTGACTTCTTTGTTCGTCAAACCTCATACCAAGATATTTAAGACCGTCAGTATATGTTTTTTCCCATTCTTTTCTTGACTCTTTATCGTTTTCAACTGAAGAGATAAGTTTTGAAGATAGCGACCCCAAGATAGAATCATCTAAATATTCAACCAAATTAGCGTCAAAAGGTATTTCTTCTTGCGCTTCTTCCATTGGCTCATCAAAAGATATAGCGTCTTCACCTATGGTAATCTCCATAGCATCAATCATTGCTTCATCAAATGTTGGTTCGGGTGCATTTACAGCAAACTCATCCACAGGCACGTTAACAGACTTGCTTTGGTCTATTACGTCAGGATTGTTTTCTGTTCCTAATTGTCTTTCTGTAACCATTTTTTTATTTTACACCTATAATTTCTTTGTACATAACATCTCTATCTTTTTCTGCATCAACAGGATTTTTATAACTTTGTATAGTTCCTGATTCTATTAAAGACCTATACTTGTCTAAAATCTTGTCATTATCTGTCATAACTTCACCTGTTACTGGGTCAAAAGCAGGCAACAAGTAATGTCTGTCAGGAGCATCGCCAACTGAAACTATTTTCATAGTTACTGTATCTTTGCCTTCTTTGCCTTGCTTGCCTTTTTGCAAAACGTCATTATGAAAGTTTTGTAAAAACATTTTATTCTTACTAAACCGTTCATTTTGATTTTTGTTTTCAATCACAGTAAATCCATTATATCCATAAAATTAATAATATGATAATGCCTTTCTATCCATAGACATGTCATCTTTATAATCGCTGTCTAAATCAATCAATCCACCCTGCCTAATTCTCATTAGAGCCATGGTTGTTGAATCACAAAAGTCATCATTTTCACCAAAGGGAAAAGCAGCAAGCTCTTCTATAACCTCTTCTGCAAAAGCGTCTTCTGTAGCATATACCATACCACTTTCAAACATAGGTGCAATAGAGTTCATTCTTGCAACCTTATCTTGTCCTCTGCTTGGTGAGTAGGCTTGTACTGGTATTCCTATCTTTCTAAGTTCTTGTGTCAATGGCGTACCACTTGCTTTTGCCTCAATTAGTACAATATCCGGTTCCCAGTATTTATATTCTTCTAGTGCTATGTTTTTTAATTCAGGAAAGTCAACTCTGTGTCTGCTTGCATCCAATAATACAATTGCGCTTTCGCTGCCATCTTCGGGGTCAAAAATACCCCATGTAGTAATTGCCGAATAGTCAGCAGTTTCTTTTGCGCTGAAGGCTGTATCGTAACTTTGGATTATGCACTGACAAGTTGGTATACCTTCTTTTTCCCAAGTGTTCCACCATTCTCTTTTGACTATAGAGCCACTTTCAGCAGTTGGGTTCTGCATCCATTGTGCGTTCCATTTAGATATTGGCAGTGATGCTTTTACTGATAATAACTCTTCTTTTTTCCAAAATTCACCCCATAAAGGTTCTTCTGATTCAGGCATAATTGCAGGAAATTCAACAACCTCCCACTGGTCAGCGTGTGTTTCTGACTGTCTTTTTAATAATCTACCCGCTAAATCTTTGGTACTCCATCTTGTCATCACAAGTACAATAGTGCCTCCGGGCTGTAATCTTTGTCTTGGACCTGATGTGTACCATTCCCAAGCTGCGTCCATAGCAGTAGGAGACATAGCATCTTGCTCAGAATGTGGGTCATCTATGATAAGTAAATCAGCACCACGACCTGTAATTGCACCACCAACACCTGAGTAGAAGGCTTCTCCACCATCATCGGTTGTCCAACGACCTGCTGATTTATTATCGCCTGATAGGTTTATTTCAGGAAAGATAGCTTGGTATTCATCGGTATCAATGATGTTACGAACTCTTCTACCAAACCTTACAGCTAGTTCTGCTGTATGGGTTGCTTGTATAATTTTTAAACTTGGATTTAAACCCATCATCCATGCGGGAAAATAGGTAGAGGCAAATTCTGATTTTGAATGTCTTGGTGGCAACATAACCATAAGTCTTTTACATTTACCCTGTGCTATACGATTTAGTTTTTCTGCGAGGATTTTATGGTGTCTTCCCATAATAAATCCTTCCCAATGAAATTTTACAAATTCTAAAAAATCACCTCGACATCTATCTCTTGCATTTAAGTTTTTCCATTTATCTATGAGAGTTAATGCTTCTACTTGCTCATCTCTTGATAAAGCATCAAATGATTTTATGTTTTCTAAATTAAGCATTAGGTGGAGAGCCAAAATGTTTTAAAGGACGCTTGACTCTCCTGACACGCTGTTGAGGAGAGAGAGGAGATATTCGTGAATATCCACAAACAAACATGTCAGTTAAACTGTACCCCATTCTTTGCCCTCAAACAATAAGGCTTCAGCATTTCTTCTTTTCATCAATCCCTCGTTAGGTACTCCTGCGACTTTATTCCACCTTTTAATTTGGTTTGGAACATCTGCCCAGTCTTTGTTATTCAAAACCTTTAGCAGTGTAGAGGCTCGCAAATTGCTTGGACCTAGATTAAAAACCCATGAAACCAAAGCATCAAATTCATTTTGTTTAAGGTCTGCTTTTACCATGTCATTAATATAACCTTCATACTCGTGTAATTCGTGTGCAAGTAAATCTTCAGCATCTTGTTTACTTATAGTCATGTCGTCTTTGACTGGACTACCATCTATTAATTTTAGACTGCCAAAACCTATAGTAGCTTTATTGGCTGCACACCTGTAACTAACTACGTTGCCGTCTTTATCCGTAGGACAGCCTTCAAAAAATTTAATTAAATTAATGCCTTCATTTGATATCTTCATTTTAATTATCTCCTTCTTTTGGTGTCGTAACTTTTTTATAATAGACAACAACTTCTTTAAGTTCATTTATATACCTCTTTAATTCCTGCATGTTGTAAGCCATAAGCTCATAATCAGGTACTGACATTGCAAAAAATACAACTTGACCGCTTTCTTTTTCTATTCGCACTAAAAACTCATCAATATTTTCATTTGATACTACATACCAATAAGGGTCTTTAAGGTCTATTTCCCTAGGCATAATAGGCTGCACTATAGTTCTTTCTATAGGCTTAGAAACAATCTCTACCTGTTTAGTTGGTAGCAGACTGCAACTGCAAGCCATCATCAAGACTGTCAATGTTGCGACTATCTTCTTCAATGCTATCAAATACATCTTTGGTTCCTTTATTTACTCTTGGTTCTATAAGCCCGGGTTTAGCTGCTGCTAATTTGGTTAAATTATGTCTTTTAAATATGTCAAGGTATCTTGACATCTCTTGTTGAATCTCTTGGTTTCTGCCTTGCAGCTCTAATAAACTATTTGTTTGTAAAGTAAAATCGTTTTGCAAGCTTTCAATTGCTTCCTTTTGTGTGGCAACAGCTCCTTCTAATGCAAGATTATTGGCTGTAAGTGTTTGATTTTGGGTAAATAAATAATAAGTTATAGCTGTTAAAACAAAAACTACACCTATTAAAACTTTGCTCATACAAACTTAGATAAAACCACAGAAAGTAAAATAAACGGATAAACAGCCCATATCATATTTTCTAGCTTATCAAAACGCTTTGAGCCGTCTTCTAGTCTTTTCTCTATATTTGCGTATCTAATCGTACACTCTCTTTCGTGTGCTTCTATTTTGGTAATTGCTTCTTTTGTTGTTGCCATAAATCTAATTAACTTGTTGTATAAATTTTTAATGGTTTCTCTTTCCCTTTAACCTTGATAGATTCTAACACTTTTAAAGAATAACCACAAAACTTTTCTGTTTCTTCACCAATGAGTATGTCTACGCCTCTTTCTTTAGTAGCAGACTCAAGCCTAGCTGCAATATTAACAGCATCGCCAATAGCAGAATAGTCAAACCTAGTATTGCTACCCATATTACCTACGATGGCATCACCAGTATTTAAACCAATGCCTATGGCTATAGATGGCATACCTTCTGCTTTTAGCTCTTGGTTTACCACTTTAATATTTTTTATTATATCTAAAGCACATTCAAAAGCTATTTGTTCGTGATGTTTTACATCAAGAGGTGCGTTAAATATGTACATCCCGGCATCGCCAATAAATTTGTCTACCAAGCCTCCGTGTTTTTGTACTGCATCTACTTGCGCTGTTAAAACCTTGTTCATAATGTATGTCACCTGCTCAGGTTCAACCGACTCACTTAGTGCAGTAAATCCTCGTAAATCTGTAAAAATAAAAGTACACCTTCTTCTTTCTCCGCCTAATTTTAATAAATCAGGGTTTTTCTGTAATTGTTTTACTTGCCTTGGGTCAAGGTAATGTTCAAATTGTTTTTTAATTTGTAGGCGCAATTTAAACTGTTCTCTAAAGCGTAAATAGAAAGCAATAGCTCCTGCAATAAATTGTGAGACTAAAGTCCAAGTTACATCAATTAAAATACCTGTTTGTATTAACCAATAACCGCCTAATGCCGTACACAGCATTGTTAAAATAGCTAATGCAATGCCTAGGGTCATACCAAGATAATTGATTAGCAGCCATGTCAAAGACACTATTATAGTAAAAATTAGTATTTCTGCTGCTAAAGACCAGTCAGGGATTATTGGTGAGTTTTCTAAAAGAATTGACTCAGCTAGTGCTGCTTGTATTTTGTGTGGCTCTAATAATCCAACTGGGGTTGCTACTTGTGGCATAACGCCGTTTGCTGTAACGCCAATAATTACAAACTTGCCTGCAACTTTCATTTCTTCTAATGTGGTTTGTGGTGTATCAACCCAACTAACCCACTTGCGGCCAAAGTTATCTGTTTTTATTGGTGGCAAATGTCTTACTGCTATTTCCTGAATACCATTATCATTTGTAGTGATAATATAAGA